AATTTGAACCGCGCTTCGAAGGAGACATTATCCTCAAAGATCCTTCTATCAAGAAGCCAGATCCAATCAAGAACCCAATCATCGGACACTACTGCAAGATTCATATCAAGAAGAGTCCAAATGAGAGGAGCAAGATGCGTTTTACCTATCCAATTAAGTACGGACGCACAAACGGTCGGTCAGTTTGGGTAGAGAAGGAGATCGTGGATATGCTGTTGACTTGGGAGCTTGTGACAAAGGCTGGTGCTTGGTACAATATCACCGACGAGCTAGCTGAACTTCTTAAGGAAAACGGTCTCTCGCTAGAGGAGAAGTTCCAAGGCGAACATGCACTTTTTGCCGCTATCGAGGCCGATCCGAAGCTCGTTGCTTTTCTTCACAAGTACTTTGTTGAAATGATTGCCACAAAGAAAAATGAAGTTTAAGACGCTCAACGGCAAAAAGCGTTTTTTAAAGAACGCACGCAACTACTCTATAAATTGGGAAAACAAGTCTAAGAGTAAGGTGCAATGGCGCGTCAAACGCTTCCTTTACCCGTATTGGAAGCACGATATCGTGTTCGAAGAGATGCGCGTCGTTGGCACGCGCCTCTCTTTAGATATTTACAACGCAAACAAAAAAATTGCAATTGAAGTTCAGGGTAAGCAGCACCAGAGTTATAATGAATTTTTTCACGGGAAAGACCGCATGAAATGGCTCTCTCAGTTGAAAAGAGACGATCTTAAGCTTGAATTCTGCTTGACAAACGACATCAAGCTCGTAGAAATCTACGAAGATGACGAACTGTCGGTCGAACTCTTCGAAAAGTTCGGAGTGATTCTGTGATCGATATCTTAGACAAGTAACCCATATTATGAACGATATATCAGACACTAAGTCTAGTGACTTTGTTTTTCCAACAGAGCTTGTGGAGCAAATCTACGATATCTCTGGCGGCGCGGAAAACTTTAAGGGTGTAGTCGTGTGCGTTTGCTCACCGAAGGGCACGCCTCAGATTTATACTCGTTTCGATTCTGTAGTTACTTCCCTTGGTATTAAGAAAGCTCTTGAACAGTGGCTCTCTAACGAAGACGAGAGTCTGAATCAACAAGACGGTACCGACTAATGCTTTATTCACTAGAAGTCGAAAAGCAGTTTCTAGCTGGCCTCATTCAACATCCCGAGGCTTACTCAGAAATCTGTGATTTTATTTCCGAGGTTGACTTTTACTCGGAAGACACAATCGTTCACAAGACGATTTATCATATCCTCAAAAAGTGCATCGAGTCCAATGAGAAGGCCGATGAGATTATCATCGCACAGAGAATCAAGGAAATCGGCATTTCGTTTAAGGATAACATTGATATATTCGACTACCTTCGTTCTCTCGCGGTTCGGAAGACGAACAAGAACACGGCGGTTCTAGCGGCAAAGGAGGTTAAGAAGTATTCGATTCGTCGGTCGATTCACGCTTCCGCCTTGGAAGTAGCCGAGAAGATGAAGAAGATCGCACCAGACTCTTCTTATCAAACAATCATCGAAGAAGCCGATACAACTTTTAACAAGATCATCAATATTTATGAGAACAATGAAGAAAAGCCCGTTAACATCTTTGAAGAGATGGAGAGCGTCGTCGAAGAGCGCGGCAACAACCCTATTACTGAATTTGGTCTCATGGGACCGTTTCCCACTGTTAATAAGATTTATGGGTCTCTTTTGCGCCCCGGTAACATTACTGTTATCGTCGCTCGATCTGGCGTTGGAAAAACCCTTCTAGCCCTAAATTATACGACGAAGGTTTCGGCTCAGTACGACGTTCCTGTTCTTCACTTTGACAATGGCGAAATGAGCAAAGAGGAAGTCATTATGCGTCAGTGTGCGGCTCTTAGTCACGTTCCGATGCATCTTCTGGAAACTGGGCTTTGGCGCAAGGCTGGAGAAGATGTTGTTGAGCGCGTTCGCTCCACTTGGAAAAAGATCAAGAACCTCAAGTTCTACTACTACAATGTTGGTGGAATGACGACCGATCAGATGGTAAATAACTTGAAGCGTTTTTACTATTCGAAGATCGGGCGCGGTAATCAGATGATCTTTAGCTTCGACTACATCAAGCCGTCTGCCGATGCCGATGGCAACAAACCAGAATGGCAAGTTATCGGTGACATGCTGAATCGGTTCAAAAAGACCATCCAGCGCGACATCGTTCAAGATCAGAAGCCAATGATCTCGATGTTTACCTCTATCCAGTCAAACAGGGCTGGCATCAGCACAAATAGAAACTCTGACGCCATAAACGATGACGAAAGTATCGTTTCTATGTCTGATCGAATCACGCATTATTGCAGTCATATGGCCATTTTGCGTCCCAAAACGGCGGATGAACGGCAAGAAGAAGGTCCATCGTTTGGCTCTCATAAGCTCATTTTCGTAAAGAATCGCTTCTTGGGAGCAGACGTAGCTGGCGCGGTAGAACTAGTTAGACTCCAAGACGGAACGCTTAAAAAGAATTTTATTAATCTTCAATTTGAGAACTTCGATATTAAGGAGCGCGGCGATCTGCGCGATATCGTTAACTCGATTGATACAGGGCAAACAACACTAGAAAGAAATCGTGAGCAAGACGATGTCCCAAATTTCAATAGTTGATCCTCTTATTCTTAAGGGTTCGCTAGAGTCGCTTGGCTACAAGCTGAAGGATTACGGTAGCTATTGGAGAGCCTGTGCGATCTATCGCGGAGGCGATAACTCAACGGCTCTAAAGATCTACAAGAATAGCGGCGTGTGGACCGACTATGCAGAGGGCGGCTCAAGGAGCTATCCTTTTCAAAGACTGGTCGAACTTACGTTAGATACTAAAGATACTCATGTAATAAATAAGTATACGAAGTTCGATCATCAGAATATAATACATGCCGAAGTAACAGAAAGAATCGAAATGGAAAAGATATACCCAGAGTCTCTGTTAGAAAACCTCTTGCCCCATTTGGATTTTTATCACAAGAAAAATATCTCAGATGCAACGCTTCAATTTTACAAGTGCGGATACGCTACGAACGGTCAAATGTTTCGGCGCATCGTTTTTCCGATATACAATCAATACGGTCAGATTCATGGGTTCTCTGGTCGTGCCATTTTTTGGGACAAGTCTTCGGAGTTTCCCAAGTGGAAGCATTTGGGCAAGCGAGCTAGTTGGGTATATCCGCTATATGTAAAGCGAAACGGAATTGAGGAAGTGAAAGAGGCAGTCGAGCAATCGAAGCGAGTTTTCATCGTCGAAAGCGTCGGTGATAGCATGGCTCTTTTCGAAAACGGCCACAAGAATAACATTGTAACCTTTGGCTTGGGGATCTCGTCAAAGGTATGCTCGGCTCTGCTTTCTCTCGACGTTGAGAAGATCACGATTGCCTATAACAACGATTCTCAGTCCGAAACGAATCATGGACTCGTATCTGCATGCAAAGCGTACCTCCAACTATGCTCCGTATTCGATCCGGCCAAGCTTGAGATCAGACTGCCAGTTAAAAACGACTTCTCGGATATGTTCTTAGAAGAGAACTCTGGCGAAATATTCCAAGCTTGGCTGAAGAAGTCTATCGATCAAAAAGAACAAATTAAGGCTGTCAAAGAGATCGCCATTGCAAATAATTTCCCCGATAATCTTATCGATAGGGCTACAAAGATTCTAGAAGACCTTGGATAAGCCTAAACATGTTGCCTTATCTGCCAGCAGAATAAAGACGCTGGAGAAGTGTAGCTGGTCATACTGGTGCTCTTATGTCTTAAAGTTGCCAGAGAAGAGTAACGATGGAGCTAGCCGTGGTAATGTTGTTCACTTGGTTCTTGAAATGCTTGCCAAGAAGAACCGCAAGAGCTATGTAGATAAAATTCTTGAATCGAAAGATATTTTTTGTATCGCGTCCATAAAGAAGCTGGCTCTCAAGCACGCTAGAGAGCTTCACGTTGCAGATCCAGATAACGTTCAGATGATTAAAGAAATGACGTTAGCGGCTCTTGAGCACGACTTTTGGGGCATTGGTAACGGCAAAGTAGTAAAAGACCTTCAAGAAAGAAACTTTGACATTGAGGTTTCTAAGAAAAATAAAAGCTATAGGCTCAGAGGATTCATCGACCGTCAATTCTTGTATGCTGATAACACATCGGTTGTTCGCGACTACAAAACAAGCAAGGCTGTATTTAGCGGCAAAGACGCTGACGATAACTTGCAGCACTTTATTTATACGTTAGCATCGCAAAAGCTCGACCCAAACTTCAAAGTTGCGATGGAGTTTTTATTCTTAAAATTCGATCTCAAGAGTAAAGAGAACTCTGGCTTGCTAAAAATGGAGCCGCTTTCGAAGAAGGACTTGTCGGATTTCGAACTACACCTTTCGGAAGTCCAAAAGGTAGTCGATAACTTTTCGGAGAAGGACGCTTATTCTAACTTTGCTGCGCACAAGCCAATGCCATCGGACGGATCGTTTTCTGGAAAGCTGTCGTGCGGCTTTGCCAAGTACAAAGGACAATTAAAAAAGAATGGCGAACCTATGTGGCACTGTCCATATAAATTTGGATTCGTCTACTATGCCTTGCGCGACAAAGAAAATAAGATTGTCAAAACAGCTTTGGAAGAAAACATGGACGACTTATTTAAAAATAAGCCAGAAGGATTCAAGGTCACTAAAGAAGAATATGATGGCTGTCCAGCGCATCAAAAGGCTTGACAACCGATGGGAATCTGCTACGATGAGTTATCAGCATGATTCCTTTATTCAAATCCCACTTCTCGACGGGCAAGAGTATCCTCACTCTGTCTGAGCCAGAGAAGCAAAAGCAAGACGGACCAGACAGCGTTGTTTCGCTCGCTATCGAGAACGATCTGAAAGAGATCTATCTCGTAGAAGACTCTTTGACTGGATTCTTGACAGCATTCAAAAGCTGCAAGGCTCACAACATACATCTAAAGTTCGGACTGAGAATCACAGTCTGCAACTCTTATGATTCGGTACAAACGTCGTCACACAAAGTTATTCTGTTCGCTTTGAATGACGCTGGCTTCAAGCAGATCAATAAGATCTACACGCTTGCATTTGTTGAGCACGAAGGAGTTATCGCGAATGACGATTTAAAGTCGAAGCTTACCGACGATATTCTTATCGCGATTCCATTCTACGACTCGTTTATCTGGAACAATATGTATAGCTTTTCGGATTGCATGCCGAGCTTTACTCCGCAAGTCTTTTTCGTTGAAGACAATAATCTGCCATTCGACAAGATAACTGCGGAATTTATTAAGTCGAAAGAAGTTGGGGCTTCGATTATAGAAGCTAAGTCGATCTACTATAATAAGCGCGAAGACTTCGAAGCTTGGGTTACCTACAAAATCGCATGCAATCGCAGAATGGGTAAGTCACAAACACTGTCTGCCCCTGAAATCAATGGGTGCGGCAGTCGCGAATTCTGTTTCGAGTCTTGGAAGGAAAAACAATAATGAACACGTTTTTAAAGCAAAACATCAATCAAAAGTTTGTGGTTTTCGACACGGAAACCGAAGGGCTTTCGTTAACATCATCGCGTCCTTGGCAGCTATCTTGGATCGTTTGTAAAGGCGACCAGATCTTGGAAGAGCACGACGAGTTCATTAAATACGATGACCTAAATGTTTCGGAAGAAGCGGCAAAGGTTACTGGATTTAATCATGCGGCGTATTTATCTAAGGCAAAAGATCCGATGGAGGTATGGAAGAATTTCGCCAAGTATCTTTACGACGACCAGTACATTTTCGTCGGCCACAATATCCTGAATTTCGATATCTATATCTTAAACACGATGATGCAGGGTATCGGCATCAAGAACGATTGGAAGTTTGTTCGTCGGATGATCGATACTCGCGCTCTTGCCGTAGCTATGTTCAAGGGAATCAAGCGAAACGGCGATTTGCTTCCTTGGCAGATCAAGCTGGTTAACGTTAGAGAAAAAGGTCTCAAAGCTAGTCAGGGCTTTCTACTGAAGCATTTCGCTATCGATCACGATCCATCGAAGCTTCACAATGCTCTGTACGACATCAAAATGAATTATATGGTTTTTCGCAAACTTATCTCGGAGGTGGAAGTATGAACGCGCTTTCTTCTAAGTTTCAGAAGTACGAGCATCCAGTACCACCGGGTGTTCGTCTTCCAGAGATCAAGATCGACGACAAGTACTACGAAACGCTCGGCATCGACAAGACCGTTTCTAATTTTGAGTTCCTTCGCCAGCTTTGCTTGAGGGCCGTAGTCTCAAAGGGGATCGATAAGCTGCCAAATAAAAAGGAATATTATGATCGGGCGAAAATGGAGCTTAACGTATTTAACGACTTGGGCTTCGTTGACTACATCCTGCTTAACTGGGATATTCTCAAGTTCGCTCATGAAAATAACATCCCTACTGGCTACGGACGCGGTTCTGCCGCAGGATCTTTGATCTTGTTTTTGATCGGCGTAACTAATATTGATCCGATTAAGAACGGCTTGTTCTTTGAGCGTTTCGTTTCGAAGAGCCGCGCAAAGAAGATCATCGTCGATGGCGTAACTTATCTCGATGGTTCGCTGATGCCAGACGTTGATAATGACATCGAGTTTTCGAAACGTCAGGCTGTTATCAATTATATTAAAACAAAGTACGCTGGTAAAACGTGCAAAATCTTAACGATGAATACGTTAACTGGAAAGCTTTGTATCAAAGAATGCGCGAAGATCATCGCTGAACTAAACGAGGATCAAGTAAATGCCGTTAGCGACGTTATCCCAAAGCAATTCGGCAAAGTCTTTCCTCTCAAGGACGCTTACGAAGAGAGCGAACAGTTCAAAGCTTTCTGCGATAAGAATCCAAAAGTCTTTAGGGTAGCTAAGAAAATCGAAGGGCTGAACAAGAATACTGGCGTTCACCCGTCTGGTATTTCGATCTCTTACTACGATAACGAAGAAATCATGCCACTCCAAAAGACTGGAGACGGCGAGGTCGTATCAGCTTACGACATGAACAACATCTCCGAGATCACGGTAAAATTCGACATTCTCGGTCTTAGAACGCTAACCGTTGTTTACGATACATGCCAACGTCTTGGCTTAGACTTCAAGACTCTAGACTTTGATAAACCCGCTACTTATAAGTTTTTGCAAGACCTTCAAAATCCAAAGGGTCTATTCCAGATTGAAGCTAACACTAACTTCCATGTTTGTAAAAAGGTTAAGCCGAGAAACATGCTTGAGCTTGCTTGTGTGCTTTCGCTCGCACGCCCCGGCGCTCTAGACTTCTTGGATCAGTACTCAAGGTACGTTGAAACAGGACAGTTCCAATCTGTTCACCCGTTCTTTGATGATATCTTGAGCGTTACTGGCGGCATTCCAATCTTCCAAGAGCAGTTGATGAAGATGATCGTGAAGGTTGGATTTACTCTCGACGAAGCCGAAACGGTTCGCCGCATTATTGGCAAAAAGAAAGTTAGTGAAATGCCAGCTTGGCAAGAGAAGATTAGAAACAAGGTTGCTGAAAATAATTTAGAAACTCAAATTGCTGATGTGTTGTGGAAGGTAGCGGAAGACAGCGCGAATTATTCTTTCAATGCGTCCCACGCTTTTTCATACGGCACTCTTAGTGCGTTAACAACTTACTTGAAGTTCAATCATCCAAAGGAGTTCTTCTTGGCTCTTCTGAAGTCATCGAAGCACGAACCGAACCCTCATGAAGAAATCGAATCAATTTCCCAAGAGTTGAGTTTCTTTGGAATTCGCTTGCTTCCTCCCGATCTTGCCAAGTCTCATCCAGACTTTGAAATCGAAGGCGATAACATTCGTTTCGGACTAAACGCAATCAAGGGAGTCTCGGATAAAGTTCTCGAAAATCTACTGAGTTTCCGCCAGTCGGAATTCAGCAACAAGATCGACTGTTTCGATGGGGCAAAAGAAGCTGGCGTTAACATCGGCGTTTTGGCCGCTCTGATTCAAGCTGGTACTCTATCAAGCTTCAGCGACAAGAGATGCAGGCTCGTTCTAGAAGCTCAGAGTTATAACGTTCTGACCGATAGAGAAAAACGTAACGTCAAACTCGTAGCCGACAAATATAACTACGATGTTTTGACCGTGATTTCCGAATTGACGAAGAACAAGTCAGTTGGCGACGACGGCAAACAGTTCATGACAGAAAAGCGATTTGAGACGTTCAAAACGAAGTACTCTTCGTACAAGAAGATCTACGATATGAACAAGCAGTACGAGAAGTTTGCCAACTGGTTTTTTGAAAAGAAGCTTCTCGGCTACAGCTATACGCACAAGTTAAAGGATGTTTTCAACCAAGACGAAAACGAACGGCTATTCACGACTTACGAAGCATCGCAGCTTCAAGTTAGAGATTCAGTCAAGATGGTCGGAGTAGTGAAAGAAGCTCGCAAAAAAGTCAGCAGAGCGGGTCGCGCTTATTTATTAGTTAAAATTTCTGACGAGTACGGTCAAATGGTCTGCCGTTTAACTGATGGCGGTCGTGACGATAAGTTCACGATGTACTACGAAGGCGGCGGCAAAACTCCGAAGGAAGATGACATCGTTGTTGTTTACGGTTCGAAAGCCGAAGATTCTATTTTCCTAAATGGCTTGACAATCCTATCAGAAAAGATCTACACTAAACACGACCTAGTTGAACAAACGCCGGATAAGTAAGAAATTAAACATTCAAAAACATACATCCATTAGTGTAAAATGAATAAAGTGCAAGACATCAATTTCACTCCGAGAGCGAAGCGAGCCTTAGAGATTGCGAAGCAACGTTGTCTAGAGAATAATCATCCAGAAATAACCGACGAGTTCCTGCTCCATGCAGTGCTCTTTTCTGAATCGATGATCGTTAATTTGGTGTTCCAATCGCTATCTCTTGATAATAAGAATGTTATAATTGCACTTTCGAAAGTACTTCCGAGCGATAAGAAAAAGCTTAACAAGTCAGACGTTCCATTCAGCAAAACCGCTACATCAATCATCACCGAATCCAAGAATATTTCAGAAGGATTCAAGCAGAACTATACAGGCATCGAGCACGTCTTTCTTTCGATCCTTAGACACTCACAATCGGTTAAAAAGTTCTTTCAAAAGAATGGTATCGATGTTGGGTTTATGGCCGAAAAGATCGAAAAGGAGTGTAAGCTTATCTCCAATCCGATAAGAAAACCAGTATCCTCATCATCTCAGCGATCTGGAGATAGCCTAGTTGCTACTCTCTGTGTAGATTATAACGAAAAGGCAGCAAAGGGAGAATTCGACCATATCTTTTTCCGAGACAAGGAAGTAGAGCAGATGTCCGAGATTCTATGCCGTAAGCAGAAGAGAAATCCGATTCTGATTGGAGATGCTGGCGTAGGCAAGAGTGCCGTTGTTGGTCTAATCGCCAAGAACATCATTACTTGCAACTGCACAGAGTTCCTTATTAATAAGAGGATTTTGTCTCTTGATCTTGGGGCTTTGATTGCCGGAACTAAGCTTCGTGGCGAGTTCGAAGAGAAGCTCGTTCGAATCATGAACGAGGTTAAGGCGATGAATAACGTTATTTTGTTCATCGACGAGATTCACAACGTGATCGGCTTGGGTAATGATGCTGGACAAATGGATGGCGCGAACATTCTAAAACCATATCTCACGTCAGAAGATATGTCGTTTATCGGAGCAACGACTCAAAAGGAATACGAATCGTATTTCGCTAAGGACGCGGCTATGAGCCGACGCTTTGAGAGTGTTTTTGTTCGCGAGCCAACGAAAGAAGAAACGCTCGGTATCCTAAAGAACGTTCGTGGCTTTTACGAGAGTTTTCATATGATTCGCTACCCAGATCCGGTTCTTACCGACATCGTGAATCTTACTGAAAAGTATATGCCCAACCGTCGATTCCCAGACAAGGCTATCGATCTCCTAGATCAAGTTGGAGCTAAGGTCAAGATTCGTGGGTTTGCACGTCCAGAGGATATTAGAAACACAGAGAAACTGATTTTGCAGTTTGAGAAGTTCGCTCCAAAAGACGTTAAAGACAATCATTTGTCCGATATAGTTAAAGACTACGAGGCTAAATACGATGCTTGGGCCGAACAGGTAAAGAAGAAGAAGATCAAGGCAAAGTCTAAAGACGTGTATCAAGCTCTGTCCGATAAGATCGGCAAGATGATCGACGTAAATGCCGATAACGATGGCATTAAAAATATTTATAGTAATCTACAGAAGTATGTCTTCGGCCAAGATAAAGCAATCAAGAAGATTTCTGATTGCGTTCTGAGAAGCTCTTACGGATTGTCAAAGGATACAAGGCCGCTTGGCAACTTCATGTTTATCGGCCCAACAGGTTCCGGCAAGACGCACTTGGCTAGAACGCTAGCAAAACAAGCTTTTGGAAGCGACGCGAATCTTTGCGTGATCGACATGTCCGAGTATATGGAGTCTCATTCAGTATCTAAACTGATTGGATCGCCGCCCGGTTACATTGGACACGGAGATCCGAGCGCGCTGATGTCTCAGCTTAACAAGCGTCCATCGTCTGTTTTCCTGTTTGATGAAATTGAAAAGGCTCACCCAGACGTTGTTAACGTACTGTTGCAAATCATGGATAGTGGCCAAGTTACAACATCAAGCGGAGACAAGCTCAGTTTTAAGAACTGCATTATTATCATGACTGGTAACGTTGGCTATCAGATTCACGATAACAAGCGGATGGGCTTTGGCGCAATCGCTCAGGGAAATAAGCCGAACAAGGACACGGTTATGGAAGGCTTGCGGAAGTTTTTCCGTCCAGAATTTCTTGCTCGTCTTAATGAAATTATCATTTTTGACGAACTCGATAAGGAGTCGCTGATCAAAGTGGTCAACTCTGAGTTTGAACATATCAAAACTTCGCTGCTTAAAAATGGGACAAAGATCATGTTCTCGCCAGAAGTTATTGACTATGTATTTGAACAAACAAAAGACTCTAATGCTGGCGCTCGCAAGATAGTGTTTTTCATCGAAAATGAACTGAAGTCAAAAATTGTTGACGTTCTATCAACGAACGGCTACAATCAAATAAAGGTATCGCTCAAAGACGGGCAGCTTCATATCGATGGAAAAACAAAAAAACTACTTGCAACACACAGTAACTAATGGCACCCTCCTGCCAATAGAGCAGGAGATGCTGGACTTCGTGTGTGGTCAAATAGAGTTGAGTTTGGGAGCCGCTATAAAGGAAAAGTTTCGCGCCTCAAGCGAGGTGCATTATGACGAATACTCCTTGCGATCCGGCAAGGAGTGTTTCGATGTAAAAGTAAACCTCTCTCCAGATACTCCTAACTTTTGGAACGAGCTAGCGATTAATAAGTTCTCGTTTCATCCCGAAATAGTTTCCAGCAACCTCACGGGCGATTATGTTTTTTATTGTTATAAAACATCCAAATTACATAAAGCGTCTTATCTTACTGAGTATCTTTTGTCCAAGCATCTTGGCATACAGCATCAAATTGGTGAATTAATCAATAGACTTCACGCGATTAAACTAAAAGACACGGACGACACGGCGTCGGTATTAAACTCATTTTTACCAAAGGAAGCCTTAGCTTCAGTTTCTGTTTTCCCGCTGGCTCATCTTTTCCCGCAATGCAGAAACGTATTCTTGGGGCTTTATAAGCCGACGAAAGACGTTGGCATTTGCCATTTTGATATCACGCCAAAGAACATTGTAGTTGATAATAGCAAGCCTGACAAAGAGTTTAGGTTGATCAACTTTGAGTATGCGGCTAACGCAAACATATATATTGATTCTTTGCTTTGCAAATATACGTTAAACGCTAGCGACCAAAGCTTCAATGATCTTGTATCTCATTTGCAGTTAGATAAAGCGACTCTGATCAAGTACATCGACGCAACAGAAGTGTTCGCATTTTGTTATTTTAATTCAAAAATATTAGCTGAGTATCTCACGTTTGGAGAAAGAAATCGTCCGATACTAAAGTACTGGGCAGCTAAGTCAGAAGAGATCTACAATAAGATCAAGTTCAGATTTTTTCTTCAAAAAGGTATTGACAATTCGATCCAAGAGTTCTATAATGCTTGGAAATAATAAGCAATATGAGCACAAACAGCACTCGCGCACTTAGCGCAATTCGTCGGACATCAGGTCGTTATTTCGGCCTTCGGACAACAACTGAAACGGTTAACGCTCGCCTTCTCAGCGAAACCCCATCGACTATTCTAGTCGAAGATCGCAATGCTGGTCGCGTTCGCCGCTTCACGAAGTCTAGCAT